ACAAAACCTGCTGGTACGCCAGAAACAGAACTATTACTCTCAACTCCTGTTGAATTAACAACCTCAACCCTATCTTCATTAGAAGGACTTCCAGGAAGATTTGCAAGTGCTGCAATAGGAGCATAAAATGCAGTAGCTGCCACAGTAGCTGCCGCTGCATTAGCTGTATTTACTGCAGCCGTAGCATTGGTATTAGCTGTATTAGCTGTTGTTACCGCACTATTGGCAGTCGTTACAGCACTATCTGCAGTTGCAATAGTAGAATTAGCTGTAGTAACAGCACCATTAGCAGTTGTAATAGCAGTAGCAGCATTAGCTAGTGCCGTATTAGCTGTAGTGACAGCACCGTTAGCAGTAGTAACGGCACTATTAGCAGTAGTAACAGCATTACCTGCTGTTGTATTAGCGGTAGCTGCAGAAGTTACAGCGTTATTTCCTGCCCAAACTGCAGCGTTTGCGGTGTTAACTGCGGTAGTAGCATCCGCAGCTGCAGTGTTAGCTGTACTAACAGCATTAGTAGAGTTTGTGTTAGCAGTGTTAGCAGTAGCTACAGCAGTATTAGAATTAGTTTCAGCTGTGTTAGACGTTGCAACAGCAGCATCCGATTTAGTGTTTGCTGCGTTAGCTGTAGTCACTGCTCCATTAGCAGTCGTCACAGCACCATTTGCCGTGGTTACAGCACTATTAGCTGTAGTAGTGGCTAACCCAGCTTCAGTATCAGACTCCTGTGTAACGTATAAGTTTTGAGTAAAGTTTTCGTTTAAATCCTCAGCTTTAATGGCGGAGCCAGGAAAGAAAGTAGAACTAAGGGTATCGATAGTAGTATCACGGAAGATACGAATAGCTACACCATTAGCTGGTGCTGTAGTAAATGACAGCGTTGTAGCGTTAGCAAATGTAAATGCAGTTGTAGCAGCTGTGTCAAGTGTTACCTTAACATCAGCTTGTTTCAAATATTCAAATGTAAATGAATAGTTCGTTGTAGAACCATTCCCTGTATATGTAGTTTGTGTTGTTGCCATTAGTAACGATTCGTTGGGATAATTCCTAGTTCGGCATTTCTATCATTCATTTTCTTCAGATTAATACGCTGCTGAATAGCATCTTGCATTTCAAAATCAAGTTCTTCAAATGCTAACTCTTCAGCTTGTTTCTGAGCATCTTTCAGTAAGATATGAATTTGATCATACCTACCAATTGGTAACTCTTTAGAACCAATAAAATTAGGAAAACGTCTTGCTTCTTTTAATTCTTTTATTGTATTACGAACATCTGCAATCTTACTAATCCTATTAATTTCTTGTCTAAAGAAACCACGTTTACCCATCTTAGCGTTTAACTCTGCACGTTCTTCAGCTAGAAGTTCAACACCATTACGTGTTTGAAATGCAGATGATACATCATATTCAATGTCATATAAGAATTGTTCTTCTTTAGACATTGCAGGGTGTACTTTAAGTGGAGAATAAGCATTATAAATACGTTGTAACATATTATATTTATTAGGTGCTTCACCACTAATAGGACTGATAACAGTAGGTAATCTATTAGTTTCATCAATTAAACCCATTATCTGGTTACGATTAGCTAGTTGCTCAATAATATTATTATTTACTTCTTTATAACCACCATCAAGAATACGACCAAATTCATTACGCATACCAGCAAGCGGTCCAAGTGAGTTAATTTGACCAGCTACAAAACGATTAGCTGCAAATTCATTACCACTTAAAACTTCTACAAGAGGACGTAATGCAGAGATACCAGCTTGATCTGTTAGTGCTGATGCAAGAATAAAAGCAGACTTTTCAAAAAAATGTTCAGTAGCAGCTTCACCTAGCATGTCAAAGTTTTCAGCAATGTTAGCAACCATTGCAACCCAGTTACTTAAACCAGGACCAAGTAGTTCATTGTACTCAAACCTAGTACCACCAGGACCAACAACAGAACGTGTTTTAAAACCACTGTTTTTTTGACGTGCACGATTTAATTGACGGTCAACTGAACCATCACCTGTTGTACTAAATAAACCATCACCAAATATCTTGTCTTTTAATACACTACCAACAACCATTGTAGTAACAAAACTACCAATACCTTTTCTACCAAGAGTTTTATTCTTTAGATCAACAATAGTATTTAATTTAGCAGTCTCATCCATCTGATTAATTTTATGACCACGCTTAAGTAGAATCTTATCTACTAACTCAGGTGATTCCATAAAAGTCTGTACAGGTGTATATGCTAAATCATTAACATCTGCTTGGAATGAACGTAAGGGTGCAGGTAAATAGTCATCAGCTACTCTTACCATATTCATCATCGTTGTTGGAAACGTAAGGAATGGTGTAAGACCAGGTAATGTTCTAAGTAAACCATTTACTTGTTCTGTTAAACCTGTATCTAAGTTAAGAGCAATATCAGCATTGTTATACTTAACAGCCTGATCTACAATAATACCGTTCTTATCAAACATACTATTGTATTCAGTTTCAGCTAGTTCTTTAATTTTAGTTGGTGTTGCACCTTCGCCTAAACGATCAAGCTCATCCATTGCACGGAAACGTGCTTGTGCATTAGCTAATGTAGCACCAGTCCAACCATCAAAACCTGTAAACAAGTTAGGTGTTAACCTAAATACAGGATCAGCTGCCATTGCTTGTTGGTCTTCAAATAGTTTAACTAAGTATTTAAAACCATGGTTACCACGCATGGATTCTTGTTCTGCAATAAAACGATATTGTTCTAGTTTCTCTTCTTGTTTAATAACAAGATCAAGACGTGTTTGACCTTTTACAGAGTTAGGGTTTTGTGATGCTTTAGTAAACAACTTACCAGCATATGGTAATGCTTTCTTTTGTGTATCAAATAAAGCACTGTAAGCCATCCAACCACGTTGCATTGACTTAAGATCACCACGCATCATTGAACCAGCAAAATAAGCAACAGGTTCAGCAACCAAACCACTTAGGTTACCATACAATGCCTTAGCTGCAGTTGCAGGTGCAGACAATAATGAGTTATAGTAATTACCCCTTACAGCTTGTGCAAGGATATTAGGTGATTCTGGTGTACCATCATAGATAGGACGCCACCTAACAAAAGTATTTAGAATATCGTCATTCATTTTAGCAATAGTATTAATCTTACCATCACTAAGTTCATATAACTCAAGGAATGAATCTAAGATCTCAGGTTGATTAGCTTGTAAATACTCCCAACTTTCAGTAAACTTCTCACTATCTGACTGAATACTCCTCAAAGCTTGCGGGTAAGACTCACGAATTGATTGTGAAATCTGTTCAGGTGATTTACCAAAGTTTTTAATACGCTCACCAAGAGCTAATAGACCACGCTTTTTAGTTGCATAGTATTTAGTAGAACCTACAAGTTGTTGTAAGAAAGCAAGATTATCACGAATCTTTTCTTTAGCAGTATCAACAGCAATAGAACCTCTATTAATACGGACACCTTCAGACAAATCAGCAATCTGACCAGCCATTGAAGTAGCAGTATAAGCTTGTGCTCTAGCTATATCCATATCCGTATAGTCACTGACCATATTACTAATAGAGCGTAGTGCTCCACTGTAACCTTCTTCAGTTAATACATCAACGCCAAACTCATTAGTCTGGATTGATGGACCAAGTAAACGTTTAATGTCATCTACACTAGCAGAAGGATCAAACAGTTCTACAACTAGATTATCACCTTGTGCTATAACTTCATCAAAACTAATAGCCCAATCAGCTGCATCCATCCTATAACGGTCTGCATCTTTAAGCTGTTTAGTAAGACCTACAGTAATTTCTTCTACACCACCAGGTGTTTCAAGACCATACTTAAGAGCAGGTTCACTGATAAAGTTACCTAGACGACCATATACTGTATCTTTATTAGCAGCAATACGTGCTGCATCAATACTAGCACCAACAATACCAAAGTCATCAACTGATCGCATACCTGTTTCTCTGAAGTCATACAAATCATGTACACCCTTCATAGGAATGTTAGTATCAGAATTCTTAGACATATTATAATATCCAAGTTCATCTAGATCAGCTTCTTGTTTAGCAACATATTGTGCTAGTGCTTCTTCAGCATCGGCACTCTTAGGAGCAGGTGCATTATCTGCTAGGTACTTAACAGCTTGTTCAGACTCACCTACAATTACAGGTGGAGTCTTATATAGATTACCAACTTCATCAATAGCTGAACCAAATCGCTTAGCAAAACCTACAAAGGGAATAAGAAAACCTAATGCTAGATCTTCATTAATACTCTTTTGACGTTTTTCATCAGGACTATTAGTATCAAGTGTAGCCCAACTATCAGGAATAAAATCCCATTGAGGTGGTAACGCTTTCTTTACCATTCCAGAAAGGTTATCACCTTCTTCATACGGTTCAGCGACAGAACCAACAGCTAACGCTGAGGCAGCTTCTACGCCCCTAGCGCCAATAAACTTCATGAAGGCTGTCTCACCTAGCTTAGAACCAACTCTAGCTTGTGCAGCCTGTCCTGCTGCCATACCTTTACCCTGCAAGATAGCAGTAGGTAATACAACAGCAGAAATATCTCTTGTTACTTGTGCTACTTGATCTTCATATTTAGTAGCAGTAGGAATTTGTAAGTTATCTGGTAGTATCATGTTTACTGCATTTGTAACAGTATCAATAATACCTTGACCAGGTGCACTTAAGCGTTCTTTAACTTGTGTATTAGTTTCATCAAGGGGTTGACCAAAGTAACTAAGACGTTGACCAAGCCCCTCAAAGTAACCCCCTTCTTCTTGTGTGTCCTCACCCGTGGGTGTAGGCGCTGGTTGCATTGGTGCGGGTTGCACTGCCGTAGCAGGTTGTACTTGTTCAACAGTTTCAGCTTGTTGCTCTTCTTGAGCAGCTAGCCTTTGTTCAATTTGTTGAAGCTGTTCATTAGAAAGTTCGCGTTCACGTTCCTTCTCATCAAGTACATAATCCTCACCTAAATTTGCATATGCTGCAGGATCATTCATAATGTTTTAATTTAATTACCCACGTTGTCTAGTGAGAACTGTCATTGATCTAGATTTTTGATCTTTTAAAAGATCTTCATAGCTGTTAAAAGTAGTATCTAAATTACCTGTATTTGGGTTATAAAAAGAATCTGCTCTTGCTTTACCTATAGACTCAGCAGAAATACCATTTTTAATTATATTAGGAATTTTATCCACAAAATCATTTAATGTTGCAGGAGCTTGAACACGTAAATCTAAAATGTTAAACATTAATACTTTATATGCATCACTATTGGTAGGAATACCCTGTGAAGCTAAAACATTACTGTATTGATTTTGAGTATTTTTTAGAATATTTTGCCAATTTTTATCTGCTTCTTCTGGTGTACCCTCTCTGGCACTAATAGTTCCTCTATTATAAGCACCATCACCTGGATCAATATGACCGCTGTAAGCAGAAGTAAACCCACCATCAGCTGTCCGTGTACCTTCGTTCAAACCAATACTAGTAAACATATCATCAAAAGTACCTGAATTACCACCCATACTAGTCCGAACGGTTTGGCTAACAGTATTATCTGCCATTTTTGCACCACGAATTGATTGTGTCTTATTGTTATATCCATTAAAGATAAGTCTTTTTATGGTAGTGTCTTTAACTTCATCTAATACACTTGGACCAATGAGTGGTTTGTTTTCACCCATTGCAGCATTTCTTACTATTGTAGCTTCATTATATACTTCAGCATATGTAAAACCAAATTTATCTGCAAACTCCATAATACCAATACCATACTTAGTTGTCTGTCCAGGTATTGTAGAACTTCTGTATGTTTCATCCATACCTTTTGCATCATCTAAAATAAATGGCTGCTTGATAGCATTAATCCCATCTGTCTTTATTTTCTTCTGTACATAGTTAAGACGTTCTGTTTTGTCTTTAGAAGGTTTTTGGATATTAGGAAGGATTACACCACCATCCTTTATTTCAACATAAAATTTACTTTTAGGATCGGCTTTACCTTTAGCTATTTCTTCTTTTGTAGCAAGCCAAGCTTCTTTTGGTTGCAGCCCCGAGTCGAGATAATCAATATAAGTGCTATGTATAGAAGTTCTTGTTTGTAGAGTTTGTACACTATTAGGTCCATCGCCAACGATCCCTGTCAAATCTCTTGCTGAACTAATCATACCGTCTATAATGTCTTTATCATCAGTACCATACTTCTTCTCTCTCATTGTTTTTAAAGCTGTTATGCCTTGTTTACGCAATGAAATAGGAAGCCTATTAACAAAACTACGAGAAAGACTACCATTTGAAATCTTTTCTTCTAATAGATTAGTAGATACTTTTAACTGAGCAGATTCAATCGCAACAATTAAAGGATGAAGAGTACCATTACCGTGTTTTATCATTAGCTCTCTTGATGCCACAGCAGCGGCAGCAGGATTTTTACTATAAGCTAAACTAATATCATCTTGATTTTCAAAAACGTGTTGGTCTAACCTAGCTAAACGTGCACGTTTTTCCTCACCTAGCCTTTTAGTTTCAGCCGCTTCAGCTTGTACTGATAGATCAGCAAATGTGTCAGAATACCTTCCTTTCCAAGTTGTGGGATTACCCTTCTGATCAAGAAGAATAATTGCTCCAAGTTGTTCTCGTTTCTCTGGATCAGGTTCATTAAGGATAGCGTTTCTAAGTCTTCTATTAGCTCCCGCATAACCACTAGCTTGCTGCCACCTTTTATATGCTGTATCAGGAGCACTATGAATTAGTTCATCACCTATATCTAGAAGTCGAGAGTTGCTAAGATCTATTGATTTTGTTGAGTATTGCTTTGACCTAACTTCGTTTTGTTTCTGAATGTTACCGCGAGCATCAGTAAAAAAATGGCGGTCAGTAACACCATAATTAGTCCTCATTAAATTACTTACAGTTGCCTCAGTAGCTTTAGCAACAATTCTAAACATTTCAGGTGAATCTATTGAATTCTCTACATCCGCACCAGAAAATTTTTTACCATTAGGTAGTTGAAATTTCTCTTCAGTATCTTGTAAAGTTTTATTCAATAGAATCTCATAGTCTGCTTCGTAAAGCCTATTGTAAAGTTTTTCTGTACCTACTAAACCTAAACCTGCTTCAGCAAGAAAACTTTTTTTTGTTTGATGAGGAGGTACTCCTGCTTGAGCATCTTCTTGTTCTATTTTTGAACTGTTTAAAATACCAGTTCTTTCTGCTAAATTAATACCTTCTTTATGTTGTATTGATCTAAACGTATCAAGATCAACAGCATTCGCCGCTTTAGTTTGATCTTCTAACTGTTTAGCAGTACGCGCTAATGCTGTTTTAGCTGCAGTTTCACTAAAATCAACAATACTATTTATAATAGTTTCAGTAGCTTGTTGATCATATCTAGCCTGCTGTTGATCTCGTGCTGCAATTTGATTAAGAGATGTCTGTTCACGTTGTAAATTATCTACTTCAATCTGTCTATTTTCTTTAAATCTTTGTTGTGTATATGCATCATTATCCCTCATTGCTTGAAGGTTAGTTTCACGCTGTTTCATTTCAGCAGCGTGTTTACTTTCTAAAGCTTTTAATAATTCATTGTCACGCTTCTCCATTTCAGACAAGCTAGCTTTAGATAATTGAATTGGGGCAAACCCTTTTGATTGTGTAGCTGGTTTAAATTGAAGACGTGCCATAAGTTATTAGTTAGTTAAAAGTTAATTACCCATACATTGGAAGATCAGGATTTGACATAGCACTAGCTGCACTACCTATACCACTGATAATAGGTGCCCATACACTTTGCTGTGCTGGAGATGGTACAAAACCAGGGATTGCTTTCATTGATTTAATAAACTCTCGTTCTGGTGGTAATTCAGGTTTAGGATCATAACCAGTAAATTCAGGTTCAAGCATCATAGATGCAAAAGTATTAATATCAGCATACTTTTTCTGTTGAATAAGTTCATCAATGTTACGTTCAGTTTGATTGATAAAACTATTCATATTAGAATTCATAATTCGACCATTGTACTCAGCTTCACCTTCTGCACCTTCAATAGTATTAATGATCTTTTCTAAATTAAGACCAACACCAGTAATAGCTAGACTTGATTCAGCGTTTAACTGTGCTAACTCAATACCAGCTTGTACACGCTTACCAGTTAACTCAGCTTCTAATCCAATAAGAGCACGTTGTAACGTAGCAGCTGATGCTTGTTTTGATTTTTGTCGTGTTCCACCAGCTTGACCTACAGCAGCTTTACCTTCTGCTATCAAACCTTCTACTAAAGTAGCTTGTTTTTGAAGAGAACCAGCAGTCATCAAAGTATCAATTTGATTTGTAATAGCTGCTGTTCTTAAATTTCTGTTACTTCTAATACCAAGTAGTTTAGCATCTTGTTCCCTAACAGCAAAAGCTTGCTCAGTATAGGCATCTTTTAATGCAGCTAAGCCACTTTCAGCTTGATACTGATTTGCAAGAAACATGTCTTCAACTGAAGCAAGTTGTCCTTGAAAAGCTTGTACTGCTGCTTCTTTATTTAAACCAAATTGACCAGAAGCAATTTGATTACTTTTTTCAAATTGTTTTAGCTTGTTTGCATATGCAAAGTCTTGAAGTTCTTTGCCACGTTCCCAATTTTTAATTGATGTCTCGAAGCTATAATCACGCATTGCATGATAGTTAGCTTGTTCAGCTGCATCACGCTTTTCATTAAATTCGTTAGTCTTTTTAGCTATTTTTTTGTTAAGCTTTTTTTGCTTCCTAGCATTCTTTTTAGCTGTAGCATTATTTTTGGATGCTTGCTTAGAACCCATAATGCCACCGGCAATGGAAGCTACTGCACCGACTCCTGCAATTATTGATGCTGCCATATTTAAGCCCTCTTATAGAAACGTGGAGAATAGTTACCTTCCCACGTCATTGACACCAACGACACAGGGTATGGAAAATTACTTGTCACTTTTAATTCAAAGTTAGTGTTACGTTGGTGGATTGGTATAGTAAAAAGATGTTCGGATGTAATAGGACTACTATCTGCTACATAAGTATTAGCGTCTGTTACATACTCTACGTTCTTCCACTCATCAGATCCATCTGCTTTTACTTTAAATTGCACTGGACCTGTCCTACCTACAGAGAATGTTACTCTAGAGATAGTTAATGTAGCTGTATAATCAGAGGTATTAGGATCTTTCTTATAGTATAACTTAGGTAGTGTTACTTCAAAGTCATAGTTATAACCTACAACAATACCATCAGCATAGTTAGAATAATCACCTTTAACTTCAAAGTAATGGTAACCAGTACCAATCTCTGTACGTTCTACTGCCTCTAGATAGAAACCAGCATCAGCATCCACTACTGCAGTTGTACCTACATCTGCTGTTGGAACAGTCAGAAGCATCACACCTTTAGTGTTTCTGAATGGTGTGTAAGGTACATAGATTTTAGTTACATCATTCGTTGAGTCATACACCACCGCATTGACACTTGAGGTCGGCTTGACGGGCCTTGTAGCCATGTCTAGGCATGTATTACCAGTAATGGTAGTTGCGGCTGATACAGAGCTTCCTGTGGGGATCTCATCGAGTATGATTCTACCCAATGTATATTCATCTTCTTGTTGTGAAATGATGAATACAGAATCATTAATGATGTCTGCTGTTTGGATATTACCAGGTAGTTGCCACTTTGTCCATGCTTGAAATAGATCTTTCTCTCCAGTATTAAAGTATCTAAAAAGATACAAGTAAGATGAAGAGTTATCTACCAGCATAATGATAGAGTTTTGTGGACTAACTGTTAAGCTATCAATACTTTCTGGAATCCATTCAAGTACAACCTTACTAATGTCTACCACTAGTGGACCTTGATCCACATCACGTAGTTGCATAGTAAATAGTTTACTATAACCAGGTACCTTAGTAATAAATGCTGATGTAGAACCAACATCAACAGGTGCTATATCAGAATCCATTTCATAGTTTGAAAGGTCTTTGATAATTGATGTACCAGGTGTTAAGATGTTAGAATCAGAAGCATATACTTGGAACTGTTGTCGTGCACTAAATAGAAGTAGACCTTGTGAAGAAGGTAAAACCTCAGACAATGTAACAGGACGAATACTAGCTACATTTAAATCAATAGGATCAGTGTCAACTTTTGTTGTAGCAGACTTAACAAAGAAGTTAAATGAATCGTTTGCTGATCCAAAGAATACATTATCTTCAGATAAGATACCAAATCTATTACTAAAGAAGAAAGTAGATTGGATAGGAAAACCAATAAAAGATGGGATAGGACTTGTTACATCATCTCCAGTCTTTCTGTCAGTATATGTAAGAGGAGCAAATGTAAATGCAGTAGGACCAGTGTTTGATAATTGGTGTGGCATGGTAGACGCATTAACACCAGGTGAGGTATTACGTGCTACAGTCTCTTGCCAATAACCTCTACCTCTTACACCATCAGCTGCTTCAAATTTAACGTAGTAATCATCTTCAGCAGATGAACTATTTAAAATTTGTACATTGTGATTATGAAAGGATTCAACAGGAAGTTCAGAAATATTTGTAACTGAATCTTGGAATGCTTCTAGTGCTGTGTTAGTAAGACCACCTTTAGCAGCCAGAGTAAAGCCTACTGGTGTACCAGATGGCGTACTGAAATTAGTTACAACCTGATTACTACCATTAGTACGTTTAATAACAAGACTAGTGCTATAACCTTCTAGGTACCAAGAACCTGCAAAGGCTGCATTACTTGCTGAATGCTGTGCTTCAATACCAGCTTTAATTGCATCAACAAGATGGTGTGAAGCATTAACATTACTAGCATCATACAACAACATGTCATCATATGTTGTGGAACTTTGAGCCGTAGCTGTAAATTTTACACCTTGAATAGTTGCTGAATATTCATATGAACTAACGAGTGACTTTAGATTTAACGTACCTACTGAATTTGATACAAACGTTCCGTTAGCTTGCATAGCAGTTGTAACAGTCTTATTTGTAATAACTGTAACGTCCTGTACACTACGGAAGTGGTAGTCTTTCTGTGTAGTACCAGTTAAATATGAAGCTGCATTGTTAGTTACAGTACAGAAGGTACCATCAGTTGTAGTCCATACATAAATGTTAGAACCTTTAATAGCACCAACATAAGAACCAGTTGCATCACGTTCAATAAAGAACCAAACAGCACCATCTAATTCAGCTTTAGTAAATGCAGTACCATCAGCTTTCTTTAATACATTTGTATGTTGCATCCCTGGTCTCTTTAATAGACCAAAGGTAGGATCAGGGTAACCGTTAATGCATTCAGTTACTTGTCCTAATAATTTTTTGTCATCATTTTGGCGAGACACACCACCAAGAAAATTGGGTACTAGTTGTGTTACTGCTGGCATTAGCGCATTAAAGTATGGAACGGCTGGTAGCTTTGATAGAAGTTCTTACCTTTAGGACTACCAAAGAATGTATAGTCTCCTTGGTTACACTCATATTCTAAAGCTGTAGAACGTGTAAGAGCTTCCTTCTGTTGTAGCATTTGGAACTGATTAGGATCACCAATAATTCTACTAGATACAATCGTAGCAGATTTAGCAATAATAAATGCTTGGATAGGAGTAGGGATACTAGTCCAATCAAAGTACCAAATAACATCAACGTATAGTGTTTCGTCTGTCCACACAAATGAATGAGCAGTTTTATCGTAAAGTTTGCCTTCACGATTAACACTATCTCTATCCATGTTCTGTGTATAGGAAGCATTCAAATCCATCTGAAGTATATTGTTAGGAATAACTACTTCATTGTTTGAATCTGGTGTAATCGGATAGTCGTATTCTTTATTAAAAGACCATCCTTCTGATTGTATTTCGCGTGACACTTCTCTTAGGGTGTTGAGTGCAATCGCAACGTCCGGGTTGGTTTGTGATTCAACTCTACTTTTAACAATTGATTGTGTCAAGATTTGACTACTAACAGTCTGGGAGATATTGATAGTATAAGTATATGTAACAGGGTCTGTAGCTGGTGATACCTCTACACCTGCAACGGCAATAGATGTACCGACAGCAACATTCGGACCACCAATATAGGTACCGACTGGGATTTCAGCTGTTGTAGTAGTTAGAGTAGTACCGGAAATAGAACCAGTAAATTTAGAAACTTCATTCAATACAAAAGTTTCGTCGCTTGTTAATGTTGTAACAGGAGCCTGACCAACTGACGCCAGGATCTGATTAACAGCTTGTAGCTCAGTGTTGGAGCCAGTAGTAGGGAAGGCCATAATGAGTATTATTCTCAATAAAGAATTAAAAAAAAGGAGCCCCCGAAAGGACTCCCATGTATATAAAAATCAGAATGCAGAAGGAGCAGAAGCACCAACATACAGTTCAACGCTAGCAGCAGGGTTCAGATAATCCGCACCACAGGCTAGGCGCCCGAGCATCACGTCACCTTGGTAAACCACGGATACGTCTCCACTGGTGACTTGCACCTGTGGACCGATTGCTTCGACCATACCGGCTGCTTCCTTCTGGAAGATCAAACCACAGGACTTAGCGCCGACTTCAGCAGCAGTACCATAATCATTGTTGATACCAGTAGAAGCACCAGAGGCATCTTCCATGGTTTCAGCAACGAAAGAACCAGTGTTACCAGGATCGGTTACACCAGTTGTACCGCCGTAAGCAGTACCATACTTACCCAGGAACGGAATGTTCATGGACTTGTAGATCTTGATACCAGCAAT